TGTTTAATTGCAGCCAGCTGGTGGGGCGTGCCACGAAAGAACTGGAAAAACGGCAGTAGGGCAAGACCCATGGCTAGCAGCAGCAAGGTCAACTGGATAATGCCGGATGCCACTTACTTTTCAATCCTTGTGTCAGGCAACAGCAAATCCTTCAGATGTTTTACTGCAAGATCGTCCAAATCGTTGTCGGTGCGAGTGACGATCTTCTCCAACATCGCCACAATCAACTCCTTGAACGCTCTGGAGCGCCACATCGTCATGACCAAAGGCTTGAGAACTAGAAGCATTGGATTGACCTAGTTACCCTGTAACAGTAGCTCTGTTCCGCTATGGCCAACAATCCTGAAGAGCACCACGAAAAGGAAGGCGTTGGCGTTGCTGACCTCGTTAAGTGCGCTGTTCTTCTCTGGAGCGCCACGCTACTCACCGTTTCCTACCTGGGGTTGTTCCCTCAAATGAAGATGGACAATACGTTCGTGGCCAGTTTGTTGACAGGGGCGATGGCCTCGTTTGGCATCGAACGTAAGTCCAATGGCAATGGAAATAAGAAGCCGACTATTGTTGACAACAAAGACACCAAAGCCGGCATCAAATGAACCGCTCACTTTTGGTATTGGGCATCACATTGGCAGCCGCTTTGCCTGCTCGTGCTGATTTAACCCACAAAATCCAAAGTTCAGTGCAGCTCGATGTCGGTGGTGCATCCACACGCGCCATCAGGGTTGGCAACAGCTACAGCATCAGCGGAACCGGAGTAGACACCAGCGTGACCGCAGACGGCTCTACCACTAGCGATGCTCTTGGGGGTCTTGGTGCAGCGACCAACGGCGTCAATGCCATCACGATTCCAGACGCAACTCAAAAGACTGCTGGAAACTCATTTAGCTTCGCAACCAGCTACACCCAAGGCGACACGGTGCCCACGTCAGCCCCTACGGTTGGCGCTGTGCCCGCCTTTGGCGATGTCACCAGTACAGCTGGAGGCGTCAACACTGGTTTGGCTGGCACCATCACCACAGCAGGTGCTGTCACGATCTCGCCTGGCGGAGCCAATACAACGGCTATCGGTCAAGTGATTACTGAGCTACAAACCAGGTGAAGCGGCTAATCCTTCTGTTACTGCTGCCTTCTCCAGCAGTTGCAGTGCCAGTCGTTCCAAACTTCAGCCAAGGCGTGGTGTCGTCTCACACAGAGTCGAAGACCATCGTGAAAGAGAGCATTGTTTCCGAGAGCTACCGCACTGGCTTTGAGTACACCGTCAGCGGAACTGGCGTTCAACCGGCTAATGGCGTTGTGAGCCCAACAGCCAGCGCTACTGCTCTTAGCCTTTCCTCTCGGACCAACTGGGTGCAGACAACACCTGGTGCTGCTTTTCAGTTTGCCGAAACGTACCAAGGACCAGGCTTGATCGAGAAAGTCATAATCGACCGCGAGACCATCACTGAAACCGTTATCGACTCCACCAGCACATTTAGCCAATGAGAGCGACAGCCTCTGCACTGCTGCTCAGCCTGCTCTACACCGCTCCAGCAGCGGCACAAGTCAGTGCGACTGCATCCCCCGTCAGCAATAGCAGCGGCTCAGTGGTTAACCAGGCCGTTCAGATTACGCCTGGGCAGTACATGAAACACAGCTATGGATCTCAGATTCAGTGTGATTCGGCAACGTTAAACATCTCGCCCTTCGTGTCGTCTACGCATTCTTTTGGCAAGCCAGACAATCAGTATTATCAAGAGCCGGTCTACGACAACAGCGA